GTCATACGTGACTTCTTAAGGTGGGCTGTAATGACTGCACCAGTTCTGCCGTTATCATCGTCTAGTGTCTTGTCCTTCTTCTTAGAAAGAAACACAATGGTCGAAGCTGCATACTCTAGACCAGAACCACCACCCATCTTCTTCATTGGCACATATGAACCAACAACATCATAAACGTGATTGGTGACGATTAGTGGAACCTGTGCCTTGCCTAGCTTTAGAGTAAGAACACGAAATGCACCACGCACCAACTGGGCTCTGGTCATATCTCTTGTGTCCTTACCATCAGCAATGTCGGCCATTTCCTTATCGGTCGAAAGATTGCCTAGGGAGTCTAGAACGAATAGCATTGGTGGCTTATCTTTGCCTTCCATATACTTATCAAGGATCTTTACAGCCTGTGTGCGAAACTCTTGAATAGTAGCCACTGGAACAATAGCAACTCTCTTAGCATCAATACCACGATCGGTAATGAACTGCTTGGAGATAGCAGACTCGGACTCGAAATAGAATACGAAGCCATTTGGATTATCTTCCAAGAATTGCTTTACAACGTTTAGAGCATAGAAAGTTTTACCAACAGAAGGCTCACCAGCAAATGCTGTAACCTTATTCTGTGGCAGACCACCATAGATTGAACCTGATAGCAAAGCATTCATTACATATGAACCTGTGCCGATGAAGCCTGAAACGTCACCAGCAGCAACACCGTCATCTACAATGCCTGCATACTCGTTATCGATTTCTGTGATTAACTGATTAAAAATATCTGACATAAGTTTCTCCTTGTTGTCAGTAAGTTGCTAACAATCTCGTTACGCAACTTCCTTGAAGTGTTTTTGTAATTCAGGTGATAGTTTTTGAAATAGGTCTCCACCTACGCCTACACGAACCACTTGTGCTAGTTCGATGATGTTATTGGTATCAATAGTCTTATCTGGCACAAACTCATAAAGACGAGCAGGTGAATGTTTATACTTGTCGTCTTTCTTATTCTTCGCCATGATAGATCCTTTCTTTGGTGAAATCATATACAGTCGGACACTTAGATGCCAGATAATCCCACATATCTTTCTTGGCATCCAATCTCTTACTAACCTCAATGAACTCTTCGGCTAGATTTGTATTACCCATATTCATAGAATGGATATAATGCATGTCTGTAGGAAAGTAATTCAATCCTGTAGCTACTGCATTTATACCATCGTCATCAAAGCCAATTCTATTGTATTTGGAATCATATGACTTAATGAATGCGGCTGATCTGGATTCACCATTTAGCAATGACTTATCAACATCGCAATAATGACGATTACCAACGTCTCTCCAATACTCCGTATCCCGTCTTAGTGATAGAGAATAGTGAAGCGCAACAAACTGTGCGAAGCCATCAAACATTACACGGCAAGAATAGTTGAAACTATCTTTATCATATGCTGTTACTAAATGTTCGTCCTTGTCTCTATCGATAGCACGAATGAGACGAACAAGGAACATATGAACTGAATATAGTCCATTGCTTTCTAGTGGCTCAATGAAGCCAGCAGATAATCCGATAGCACAAACATTCTTAACCCAAAGACGTTCTGAAATGCCAGCACGAAACTTTAGCAACCGAAACTTCTGATCTTCTCTTAGCTTGCCACGCCATTGTAGATGATCTTTGAACTCCTGTAAAGCCTCTTCGTCTGAAATATATTTGTCAGAGAAAACGTAGCCAGTTCCTAGACGACTCCATAGTGGAGTATTCCATACCCAGCCATTACCAAGAGCATGACAGTCTGTATAAGGAACAATCTCCTCACGCTTGTTATCGTATGGAATCTGTGCAGCCCAAGCGGAGTTGTTTGGTAGAATGTCATTGTATGATACAAATGGTTCCTTCAAAGCACCTTCTAGAAGAATTGATCTAAAGCCTGTGCAATCGATATACAAGTCGGCAGTGATTTCCTCGCCGTTGTCCAATACTAGCTTCTCAATGCCTTCTTCGTTTGTTGGCATGCTTTTCACTAATGCTCTAATGTGTTTTACACCACGAGGGACAGCATAGTAATCACGCAACCAGATAGCAAACTTAATAGCATCAAAGTGATAAGCAACATCACGAGTTGCGCTGAAAGCAGGAAAGTTATCCTCAAAGGTAATTCTATTGGCATTCACCAATGACATGATCGGATAAACACAATCAGCATAGTTAGAAAGTGGAGTATCTGGATAAAGAAACTTCTTTAGATACCAGTCATTCTTTCCATACTTGTTTCCAGTTGTATCGATGCCACCAAATGGATAATGAAATGTGCCTGCGCCCTTCTTATAAAAGTCGGTGAAGCTGATGGACATCTTATAGGTAGCGTCACACGCTTTCATAAAGTCTGTATCTTTGATACCTAATAGACGCAACCATTCGTTGATGAATCCAAGAGTGGACTCACCAACGCCAACAGTAGGTGTGTTAGGATCTTCGATCAAAACAATCTCACGATTGTCTAATCTTTGAATGAGAGTTGCAGCCGTCATCCAACCAGCAGAACCACCACCCACGATTACGATCTTTTTTATTGGTTTACTCATGAGAAGAAGTCCTCCAAACTTGATACCTTTTCTGCTTTCCATCCGATCGCTTTAAGAATGATCATCAATGGCTCCAGAAAAGACTTTTCGAATTGTGTATTATAGTCTATATATTTGTTCAAGTCAAACTCGCTGGGAATGCCACCTTGAGGAAAGGCAATCACATTAGACTGAACGGTGTTTGGTTCTTTCAGAAAGATAAACTTGATCTTTTCTCCAGACTGAATTAGCGGATACTTAGAAACAAGGCTATTGCTCCATAGAAGATGATTATATATGAGAGAACCACGCACATGAATAGGACAGCCGGAGCCGTAGATAGTCTTTGAGTCTGAATACTTATCCATTCCGTTGACACCACGAGGAAATGCAATGTCTGCCAAAGGAAGATTTTCAAATTCACTACGGAAAGTCTGAATAAAAGACTGGACAGCTTCCTCGTTTGCGCTAAAGATAACATCAACCGCCTCTCTTAGTTTCTCTCTACATGCTGTAGGTGTTGAGGACTTGATCATTTCAAGCCCCATGATCTTCTTCTTAGGCTGTGCGTATTGCACACCTTCGGAGTTGTGAACGTTTAGAATGTAATGCTTCTTAGCAGTCCAAATTGCTTTGTCTGCCAAGACTTCACGCTTCATGACAATCTTTTGTTGATATACGTTAGTGTAATCGCCAAGGTCTCCGCAAGCCTTATCAATGACAGGTTGAATCTTACTTTCGCAAGCTCGGTCCAAGAAATCGATGGCTTTTGCAGTATCTTTAGCATTGTCCGGCAGCGCTTTGTATACCAGTTCACCAAGATTGAGGTATACCGAGTCAGTGTCAACTGCAATAACGAAGTCTTCTTCACTTTTTAGTACCTTTCGTAAATACGAATTAAGTTCTGTTTCGATCCACCGTATGGATAGTTGACCTGTAGTCGTGATAGCAACCGCGTTGCGTAGATCGAAAAATCTGAAATACTTAGACCCTGACGCCCCATAGAGCGAGTTGAGGGATACTTTTTTAGATAGCTGCAAGTTTTTGTATTTGGCAATCTCTTTCTTGAGTTGCGCTTTCTTAGCAGGATCTTTCTCAACTTCATACTTAGCTTCGGCATCTAACATTGCTTTCTTATAGACCTTACGGTCGTTGAACATCTTTTCGACCATTTCAGGCATGAAACCCTGCTTGTCACGGCGATAGAACTGTCCATTGGCTGTTAGACAAACATTCTCTTCCTTTAGAAAAGAGAGATCAAAAGATTTATTAAGTAGTTTGTCCACAGTAACGTTGCTTGCAACCAAACGACGCATAGCATCGGAGTAGTCAGCAGGATCAACAATCGTTTCCGGTGAGATATTGGATCCCATAATGACGCTAGGATATTCGCTATTAACATCGAAACTAGCCACCCAATTATGAAATCCATTGATCGTGTCCTTTACATATGCACCAACATAGGCTTCATCTTTCTCATGTCTCTCAATTGGAGGCACAACAATGTTCTTACTCTTAAGATGATTGAAACAGATAACATCCCACATGCGAACCTGTGCGAACACGTCCTCATAGTTACACTTGTTATCATAGGAAAGAGTTAGCGCAAGTTCAATGAACTTATGCTTTTCATCAATACGATCCACGAGGTCAACGTCTTTGATGTTATAGTCAATGAACTTTTGATAGTCTTCTTTATAGAGATTATGGAGTGAACCATATTCCTCATATGATAGCTTACGCTCACCTAGTTCAACGTTGGCGATGTTATCAAGACGATATGATTCCTGTGACTTACCATCAGGAGCATACTTCTTATACATAGCCATCATATCAAGAGTGGCAATACCAAAGATGTTATAACCCTTGCCACGACGACCCATTCCCAAATCGAGAACCTTATCTTGTAATACATTCCAAGGTGATAGACGCCGAGCAACACTCTCGCCTTCCAACTTAGTAATGCGATTTACAAGATAAGGGATATCGAATTGTTCGACGTTCCAACCGGTGATGATATCAGGATACTCTGACTGCCACCAACCAACAAACTTGTTAATCAAGTCATGTTCGTCATAACATTCAAAGTAAGTAACATCATCACGGATGTTATCATATGCTTCTAAACCAAACGTGACAAAGCGACCGTCCATCTTAACTGTGATGGCGGTTAGTGGTTCACTGGCAGTCTCTGGTTCAGGAAAGCCATTCTCTGATCCAACTTCGATATCGATGTTCGCAACTTTGATTAGAGAAACGTCCCAGTCAATTGTGCCAGGATGTTCGTCCGCAATGAAACAATAATGATAGCGCTGATTACCATAAATCTTAAAGTTCTCAACACCATCATATTGCTTCACAAAGTCACGAGTTTCACGGATCGATCCAGGCTTAACTGAACCGACATAATCTCCGTGAATAGTCTTATACTTTGTTGGCTTGTCAGATGGAACAAACAGCGTCGGAAAGTAGTCAACTTTACTTTGAATCCGACGACCATTTTCAACACCGCGGTAAAGGATCTTACCGCCCCATACTTCAACGTTTGTGTAGAATTTCATTAGGGTGTGATAATCTTTGAGGTTGCAAGCTGAATGCCACCGAACAGACTGTTATACTGATTTAGGAAGTCTGTAAGAGGCACGGCTGTAGTTACAACAAGATTACGATTGAAGGTTAGTTCTCTCGTATCGCTAAACTGTAGATATGGTGCAAGACCAACCTGTGGTGTCTTTGGATTTAGCTGATCGGGAATTACAACGATCCGAACAGCATTCTTTACTTCAAGAGTTGTATCTGTCTCTTTTACTACCTCAGCGACGATTTCTTCGCCGCCGAGAAACTTGATTAGTTTTACGTTTGTAGCCATTAGTCTGCAATCTCCATTAGATAATCATAAACTCCAAGTGTGATCCACTTGAATGGTACAGTAGTCACCCGACTACCATATTCATTAGTGTAAGTGTAAGCATTGTCCTCATCGGCAATCTTGCCAATGCGCTCCCACTTACCGTCGAAAGCCCGCTGCTTGAACTCGACCTCATAAACCTTCATATTCTTTTCACTTGTAATCATACGCAATCTCCTTAGTCCCATAG